TGCACCCGAAGTGTTATTTAGTGTTCCTTCTGGTGGTTTAGATAGCAGAATACATAATGATGGTTCAGGTAATTTTATATTTGGTACAGGTGCAAACAGTACAACTCCAACTGAAAGAATGCGTATCACATCAGCAGGAAACATAGGCATAGGCACAACAAGTCCTGCATACAAAATTGACATATCAGGTAGTTTAAGAGCAACAGGCGAAAGTACGTTTACATCTAATTTATTGTTTCCTGATAGTTCTAGAATAAAACTGGGTACTGGCGAGGATTTTCAAATATTCCACAATGGTACAAGCAATCATATAGAAGTTAGTGTTGGCGATTTATTTATTACAAACTTTGCAGATGATAGTGATATTGCATTCTTTTCTGATAATGGTGGGGGCGGAACGACAGAATATTTAAGATTTGATGGTGGAGATGTTAGAACTATTGCAAGTAGAGAAATAAGAACAGTTGATGGTGTTGCTTTTAAAGCAGGTACTAGTGGAGATTTGGCTATATTCCACGATAATACGAACAGTTCTATTGAAAATTCGACTGGAGATTTAACTATTCAGAATGGTGCCGATGACAAAGATATAATATTCAAATCAGATAATGGTTCTGGTTCTACGACTGAATATTTTAGGCTAGATGGTGGAGAGACAAGAACAATTTTTTCTAAAGATATAAGATTATTAGACCAAGTACAATTAGATATTGGCACAGGAGATGATTTAAGATTAGTTCATAATTCTCACGGCTTTATACAAAATTTTACAGGAGATTTACAGATACAACAACAAGCAAATGATAAAGATATTTTGTTTAGAGGAGATGACCAGAGTGGTGGAATAACAACTTACTTTTATTTAGATGGTAGTTCTGGTGATGTAATATTTTCACAACCAAATAATATAGGCATTGGCACAACAAGTCCATCAAGTTTATTACATTTAGAAAGTGCATCTAGTCCGACTTTAAGATTAGTCGACACAACAAATAGTGTAACATTATTAGCATTTGCACAAAATACAAATACAGGTTTTGGAAATTTCTCAAATCATCCGTTAATTTTTTACACAAATAGCACAACTGCTTTAACGTTAGATGCTTCACAAAACGCAACTTTTGCAGGTAGTGTTAGTATAGGAACAGGACTGCAACTTTATACAGATGGGTCTGGTAATGGTGTAATATTTAACACAGGTCAAAATAAAGATTTATTTTTAGTTGTAGATGATAATGGTACTGGTGTCAATGCTCTAGTATTTGATGGGTCTGAGAATGGTAATGCGACCTTTGCAGGTAACGTAAGTCTAGCAGATACAAAACAACTTATTTTTGGTAATGCAAATGATTTTTCCATAGTACACGATGGAACTGAAACTTTTATAGCCAATGATACAGGAGACCTTACAATGGTCAACAACACAAATGATGGTGATATTATATTCAAATCTGATGATGGTACGGGAGGTACAACTGAATATATGAGACTAGATGGGGGAACAACATCCATAATAGTATCAGCATCTTTAGGAATGTACTTTAATGATGGTATTGCAGTCCGATTTGGAAATGCTGGGGACTATATTATTTTCCACGATGGAACAAACTCTTTTATTTCGAATGATACAGGTGATTTAACTATTAGAAATAATTCAAATGACAAGGATATTAGGTTGCAAACAGATAATGGTTCTGGCTTGGTTACTGATTATATACTACTTGATGGTAGTGATGTATCAACAAAAATATTAACACAAAAGGTAATATTGTCGAATTTACCGACATCTGATCCAAATAATGCAGGTCAGTTGTATAATGACACTGGTTTCTTAAGGGTTTCTGCTGGTTAATGATTATTTTATATTTTGTAAATTTGTAATAATAAAATCTTAAAATTATGGCTATAAAATACGATTGGCATATAAATGGTTTTGATGCCAAAATTTCACACGACAGTAAAGCAAATGTAATTTATGCTGTTCATTGGAAATATTGGGGAGAAGATGGCGACCACAGTTCTGACATGATTGGCTCAGAACATTTTGAATATAATGCAGATTCTTTTATCGAATATGATAAAATTAAAAAAGAAGATGTTGTTGGTTGGCTTGAAGCAAAACTTGACATTGCAAAAATGAAGGAGTCTATCAAGGCTGTCATTGACGATAAAAAAGACCCAAAGGACATCATGTTAATACCTGAATGGTAAAATGAATATTGATTACACTTGGGACATAATAAAAGTTAATTATGTCTTAAAAGAAGGTGATCTTTATTATGTTATAAAAAACATTGAGTACAAATACACAGGTATTGATTCTGAGTCAGGGAATTCTTTTGTTGTGCCTGGTAATGTGGATTTAAAAAAACCTAATCCAGAAAACTTTATTGAAAGACAGAACGTAACAAAACAAGACTACATTGCTTGGCTTTTAAATTGTGGTTTATCTGAGCACTACCTGCAACAAATAATTTTCTTTGAAATTATGCAGAAAAATAAAATATAATTTTTAATTTTAGCAAAAATTTAATTATGCAATTATCACAGGAACAAATCAATCAAATCGTTAGTTTACTGAACGAATTACCTATTAAACACACACCAATCGCCCAGGCTATAAGCAAAGTTATGCAAGAGGCGCAAGACAAAGAATCAGAAAAACCAACAGAGCCAAAGAAAAAATAAGTAAATATTTTATTCGTATATTTACAGTAATAAATTTTTAATCAAATGGCTACAACTGGAATTTTTAATGGAACAATTTTAGTGCTTAAATACAACAATGGCATAATTGGTCACACAACATCATGTTCACTAAGTTTATCTGCTGACACACCTGAAGCAACTTCTAAAGACTCATCAGGTTTTTCAGAATTTATACCTGGTGTTATGTCAGGTGAAATTAGTTTTGAGGGTCTTATTAAGTATGACGACTCTACAAGCATTATCACATTGACTGATGCGTTTTTAGCAAGAAATACTGTGACTGCTGTTTTTGGAACGACTGTTTCTGGTGATGCTGTCTATTCTGCAAGTTGTATAATCTCATCCTTAGAGCATAGCGCAGAAATGGAGTCACCTGCTACATTTTCAGGAACATTGACATTAACTGGCACAATCAGCAAATCAACTAATGCTTAAAAACATTAATGACTAAAAACAAAAAAAGAGGCTATGTCACAATAGACATAGGCAATAAAAAGCGCACCCTTCATTTCAGCATGAATTTCTGGGCTGAGTTCACAGACCAATTGGGTGTTGGTATTGACCAGATTGGCGATTTATTTCAGCAAGGTTTTACAATCAAACAATTAAGGTCTTTAATATATTCTGGCCTTATTGCATACGATGCCGAAAACAACATTCCGGTTGATTACAATGAATATAAAGTGGGCATGTGGTTGAGTGATTTATCGCCTGATGCAATTACTGAGGTGATTTCTGCCATGACACAATCAAAAATTCTTGGTGTTGATCTTGACAACGAATTAAGACAGCCAGAAAAAAAAAGTCAGAAAAAGACTTAGAAATCACATTTGATACATTAATAGATTATTTTATTGGTCGTGTTGGTATTATGCCAGACGTATTTTGGCGCAGTACATGGGCTGAAAATGCACTGATGTCAGAGGCCTATCAAACAAAAGAGAACAAGGAATGGGAACGCACTAGATTGCTTGTTAGCATGATACACAATGTCAATTGCACAAAAAGATCACAAATGATAAAACCAAAAGATGTCATTCAATTACCCATTGATAAAATCAAAAGAAAAAAATCATTAGAGCCAAAAGGCGACCTTGCAAAAGTAAAAGCATTGGAAGAAAAACTAAGCCGGGCAAAGTGGATGCCCATAAACAAACTTTAATTTTGTAAATTTACATAAATTCTCACCATGGCTGAAAGTAAATTAAGAGTTGACATATTAGCAGACGTTAAAGGCTTTGACAGGGCAATGAGCAAAGCGCAGAGTCGTTTGAGTTCTTTTGGTAAAAGTGCGACTAAAATTGGCAAAACAATGTCAATGAACTTGACCCTGCCTATTACTTTAGCAGGAACTGTTGCTGTAAATCAAGCGATTAAATTTGAAAAGTTACAAACTACATTAAATGTATTGACCGGCTCTGCTGAGGAAGGTGCAAAGGCTTTTGACAAACTTGTGAAATTTTCAGCAGAAACTCCATTTCAATTAACAGATTTAGTTAAAGTCAATAACACCCTCATGGGTTTTGGCATGAGTGCTGACAATGCTTTTGAAAACACAAAAAGATTGGGGGATATTGCAGGTATAGTTGGGGGTGATTTAAATGGTATTGCTGTTGCATTTGGTCAAGCCTCTGCTGAAGGCACGTTGTTTACTAGAGATATTAGGCAATTTATCAACAACAGTGTGCCTTTGCCTAAATTATTAGCCAAAGAACTTGGAGTTGCTGAGGGTTCAATTATGAAATTAGCAGAACAAGGAAAAATATCTTTTGAAATACTTGAAAGGGCTTTAAAAAATGCCACAACAGGCAGTGGTGAGTTTGCTGGTGGAACAAAAATTTTAAGTCAAACATTAGGTGGTCTTTTATCAACTTTAAGAGATAGAGTAAACATGGCCTTGGCAGAGTTTGGTAAAGCAATAGCAGAGGCTTTTAATCTGTCAGAAAACATACCTAAAATCGCTAAATTTATTGGTGATTTAACAGAAAAATTCAAAGATTTACAGCCATCAACACAGAGAATTCTAATCGTATTTACAGGGTTAACTGCTGTGGCTGGGCCTTTGCTTATCATGATTGGTAAATTAGCAATGGGTATAACAGGTTTAATTAAAGTTGCAGGATTCGCAAAAATTGCCTTTAAAGCCCTTACAAAAACAATGAAAGCCAATCCTTTTATTTTAGTAGCAACTGCAATTGCAGGTGTTGTCTTGGCACTAAAAAACCTTAAAAGTGCTAGTGCTGTAAGACTAGAGGAATTTCAAAAAAGCCTTGAAAACATATCAACTGAAGATGCACAGAAAAAGTTGCAAGAACTTACAGACAAGTTAAAAGAAAACAAAGTTGCTGAGGAACAACTGGCAAAAGTAAAGTCTGGCAGAAAAAAAGGAACTATGGCCAGAGACCTAAAAGATGAAAATTTAGAAATACAAAATCAAATTGACGTTTTAAAAGAGTTAATAAAAGCAAGAAAAGAGGAACAGTTATTAGATACAGAGCCAGAGCCAAAAGCAAGAGGCCCTGTTTCGGGTATTTCCCCTGGCTCTATGCCTGGGTTTGCTACAATGGGTGGTGACTTAGCGCAATCATTGACTATAAATCCTGACATTGCCAAGAGGAACTCCGAAACAGTTTTATCATCTTTAAGAAAAAATATTTCAAATTTACGTTTGGCAGGTGACCAAACTAGAGAGGCTTTTGCTGATATTTCTGGGGCTGTTGGAAGTGGTTTGGCAAATATAGCGTCAGGTATTGGTTCTGGCAGTATGGGGATTGGTCAAGTCGGTGGAATGTTATTAAGCACACTAGGTGACATTGCAATACATCTAGGAAAAACAGCAATACAAATTGGTTTGGCTATGGAAGCAATAAAAATGTCTTTTAAAAATCCATTTACAGCAATCGCGGCCGGTATTGCACTTATTGCCATAGGTAGTTTTATAAAAAATGCTGGTAACATAGTCTCAGGTGGCTCAGGCCCAAAAGAGTTTGCAAAAGGTGGTGTTGTCACTGGGCCAACATTGGGTTTGATTGGTGAAGGTATTGGCACAAATAGAGGCAACCCAGAAATTGTTGCACCACTTGACCGATTACAAAGCATGATTCAACCAAGAAACCAAAGAGTTGAAGTTGGTGGTCAATTTTCAATAAATGGTCAAGATTTGGTTCTTGTTTTACAAAGAGCAAATTCAGACAGAACTCGACTAGTATAAAATGAGTTATGGTGTTAAATATAGATTAAACTTCAGTGACGAGTCTGGAGTGCCTAAAAAATTAGAAATACTTAAAAAAAATTATTCTGGTTCGGTAATTTCAATGGTCGGAAGTGGTGAACCAGTTGTCATAAAATGGACTGCAAATGATGACCAATATTCACCCATAATTGGTTCATCA